AGTCATGTATCAGACCATGTGGAAGATGTATCAGACCGGACAGATCACCGAGAGGAAGTGGCTGGTGTTCTGCGATTGGTACATGTGGAACTGTATCATGGTTCGGCCTGAGATTGTTGAGATGATGGTTCGGATGAAGTATAACTGAAAGGTAAAAGTCATGAGTCACCCCGATCCACTGTATGATCCCGATAACTCTGAGGATGATGATATGGCAACCAACTACAGCGATTACCACTACGATTACCACGATGATTTCTATGAAGGATGCGACGATCTTGAGACGGACGAAGATACAACGGATGAAACGTGGACTGACGATTATGATGATAGTATGGACGGAGATCACGAATCCGGTCTTGCGTCCGCTGGTTGGGGAACCGATGAGGATTATGGATCGTATCACGATGACATTGACGCTTACCACGATTACTACGGGGAGGATTTCTGAACATGATTAGTTACATGTGCGATAACATCACGGTTGACAACGATTCGGAAGATGGTATTTTTCTTGGAAACAAGATGGTTATGATTTATGTTCCAGAGCGTGCTAGTGCCGATCCTTTGGACAGGTACGATCATCTTGTGGCAGTATCTGGAGCGTTGGAAAATGCTCTGGACTGCCGTGTACGCTCGTTCAGTTACAGTAAGATTTGACGCAAACCCTTGCCGCGTAAGGACTTACGACGCGGCGGGCGGGCCGGATTTGACGTAAGTCTATATCTGACAAGGACTTAGGGAAAATTCAAGTTTCGCTTGACAAGTGTCGATATATGTGGTAAGTTATAGTAGTGTAAGGAGTTACATCTAATGTCAAAATATGATGATTACGTACAATCGGCAGAAGAAACAGAATGTCAAATTGAGGAAGAACGGGAAAGATGGGAGGATTGGGTAAGATGGGAAGAATGGGTAAACGCAAAAATGCCGACGACAGACTAGCCTGTCTTTCCCAAATAATGAAGATCATACATTGCCAGACTGTCAGTATATGTAGCCCTTGACAAATCCATTTTTCCTAGTTAGAATGAGTGTATGAATATATTTGTTTTAGACTACGATCCAGTGACTGCCGCACAAATGCACTGTGATAAGCATTGTGTGAAGATGGTTCTGGAACTATATCAGCAGTTAGGTTCCGCCGTTATTCGTCATGGTGCCAAGCCTGACGACATGCCCTTGACCGCTAGTGGAAAGCCCCTAAAAGGGGGGTATCACAACCATCCATGTACCCAATGGGTTGGGACTAATCGCAATAATTTCCTGTGGGCTTATGTTCACGCGAAGGAATTGTGCCACGAATACACGCGACGATACAACAAGAGACATTCTTGCGAAAATGGTATCTTGCATTTGGGCGAGATGTTTGATATACTGCCAGACGAGGATATGACACCGTTTGCCCAAGCGATGCCAGACGACTACAAAAATGATAGTGCGGTACTTGCATATCGTGACTATTACTGGCATGATAAGCGTCAGAATATTCAGTGTGAATGGAACCATAGTCAGAAACCCGATTGGTGGATAGAGAGGGAAAATAATGGATGATATATTTGATGTTTATGATCCGCATGAACTTCGTGATATGTATAATGATGGAATGGAATCGTGGCCCGATAAATTTCGACATTGGTTACATGAGCAAATGGCTAACGATCTTTTAGATCAGTGGCTTGAAACTGTATCTGACGAAGAGTATCTTGAAAGAGCAAAGGATATTATTGAGAGCGAGACTTATGGTTATGAAGATGAAGATGGAAATGAAATGTTAGAGTTTGATACTTGACAAATATACGGGCCGTTGGCATAATGATATCAAAGAAGCCACGGTTAAATGTAAGGCCGAGTATGGCATAACCCGTATATTTTTTGGGGGTGAAGCATTAAAGTGATGCAGCGGACTTTTAATCCACTGAAGAAGGAGCGTTACCTTCCGCCCCTATTATAAGGAACATAAAAATGCCCATGAGAAAATGTCATAAATATGAAATCCGTCGCATGTACGGGTCAACAAAATCAATAAAACCAGAGCGAAAATCTACTTTTGTGTATATCATAAATATGGTGCGAAGTGTCTTACTCGGTAAAAAGGAGATGTAGTCATGGTTCGTGATGATGATGTTGATGATGTTGGCTACCTTTGCATGGATAATTTCACTTATAATGAAAATGTTATGAGATGGTGTGGCTCCATAGCCGATATATATACTGAGGATGATGGATATGACATTCTCATAGATGAGGGCGATGAAATCATTGTATATGATGATAGTGGTGAATGGTACAATATTGATGATATAATTTAATATCTGTCTCCTTTTGATAGATTATCTTTTGCCCACAAAGGTTGAAGATTAGTATAATGAAAGCCAGTTTTGGCCCATTAGTCTAGAAGTTATGACGCGGCCCTTTCAAGGCTGAGACACCGGAGCGTTACCGGTATGGGCTATTTCATGTTGGGTAATAACTTCTTTACATAGGGAAATATATTCGTCATAGGTCATTTCTGATTTTGATAAATTTGCAATTCTACAGGCTATTCCACAATTATCAAGAGTATTTTGTCCTCCCTTAGATTTTGGAATAATATGGTCTAGATGATAAGACTTTGAATCAGATAAGTCTATAGCTCTTCCTGTTAAATAACATTTTGGATTATCACCGATTTTATTTAATAGTTCATCCGTAGTAAACATAAACTTTCCATCTCCAAATTTCCTAATTTTAGTATATAAAATTTGTTTTATTGTTCTATCTATTGAATTTTGTGTTTGTCCATTTTTATGATTTGAACAAAATCTATGAATTTTCTTTAATAAGGCATTATTTTTATTATAAAGTCTACACCTTATTTTTGTTTTGTTTTGTTGATCTGTTCCTATATAATAGGATACAGTTCCTTTAGAACATCCTAGCATTGAAACTATTTCATTGTAAGAATGCCCCAAAGCTCTTAGTTCAATGATTTTTTTAGATAATTCTGTTGACATATATTTGAACCTCCGATATAGTATACACAAAAAGTATGGTATACCTAACTATAGTTTTTAAAACGTGGGGTCATTTTTTTCTAAAGAATCCTTTTGTCGTTGCCGATAAGTAATATATGGCAAGGCAACTACGAAAGGAAAGTAAGATGATTCAGTGGGTTACAATCGTTATTGGCGTTATTGGTTTGATTTATAATGGATATAAGGATTATTCAACTGGGCAAATAAAATCGCCCTTGACAATCCAGCAACAGCAGGTAGAATCAAAACCAAGGATGCCAATCATGTATTGGCAAGTAGCGTTCGATCCTAATACTGGTAAGCTTTATCATCTAAATAGAGATGGGAAATGGTATGACGGCCCGCCACAAGTACGAGAATATCAAAATCAAAGTCAAGAAGCGTTGGGAACTGTCCACGGGTCATCGGGAACACAGGGACACGGTTATGGACAATCGCCCCAAGCGTATGCGTACCCGTAATGATATTGAGCGTGAATGGAGACAGGAGTACGATTCGTGATTTTTATATGTAGAGATTGTGGCAGTGATAGAATTGGTTTTGATGCTTGGGTTGATAAGGATGGTAATGTAATCGGCGGTCCATACGACAACTCTCTCTGTATGGATTGTGGGTGCGAAGAAATTGTGGAAAAGGAGATAAAATGACCGTTTCCGAACTTATTGAGCAGTTGAAGAACTATCCCGGTGACATGAGGGTATTGACTCTTGGGTATGAGGGTGGGTATAATGATACTCAACTCAAGACCGAAGAGATCGTGTTCAACTTCTCAAAGAATGATGCTTGGTATTACGGGCCTCATGAATGTGTGAATTATACTGATGGTGATACTGGTACAAAGTGCTTGGTTGTTGTGAGGACTAAATAATGGTATGGCGAAGTGGACAACCTATTGATATGGGCTACTATCTTTGTGCTATTGTTGGTATCAATAAGCCTAGTGAACTATATTGGGATGGTGCTTCTTGGAGTTATCAAGATTGGGAAACTCTTGATAATAATGAAGTTGCATATTATATGTATCTTGGTGATATTCCTATGCCGGAGGGTTGGTAATGGAATGGAATAACTCTCATAAGAATCCGCCTGCTGTTGGGCAGAGGGTTTATTACTTTGGCCCCAATATTGGTATAGGAATTGGGTACTATTCTTATCATCCAGACCGAAAGATGGAAATATACTATTACAATGAAAATAATGAAAAGGTTGTAGATAAAGAGATAGAGATGATTTGCCAGCACGTTTTTACCAACCAAGCCAAACCGTGGACTTGTGACGCTTGTGATGCTCCGTTCTGGTATCCATACGATGAGGAACGAGCAAAGAGTTGGTGTCCAATCATTCCAGAAGAATATACTAAGGGGTTGTATGACTGACGATAGAGAACTTGTGGCTGGTGGCACCTAAGTGATTGGAAATAAAGGACTTAGGACGCGGCGGGCGTGCCGCGTTCGCCGTAAGTCCTTATCTGTCAACGACTTATGACTACTAAAGTTTTCCCCTTGACTGTGCCGATATATATGCTAAGATAGCAGGACACAGGAAAAAATCATGAAAATCGCAAACGGTAATGATAAGTTGGGTAAGGGTTGTATTGTTGTTTCTCGTCCAGTTGGAGATACTTGTCCGTCTGATTGTGAGTTTCTTGACAATGGATGTTATGCAGAGCAGACCGAGAAGATGTATCCCGCTGTTCGTCCCGCTGGTATGCAGAATCTTATTACGGAAAAGAATCGCATTAGGTCGATGATCCTCGACGCCGTTTCTAAAAACAAGTCTATTCGTTGGCATGAGCGTGGCGATTGGTTTCTCAATGGTGAACTGGATACGGACTATGTTGAGAATGTAACGTGGGCTTGTGAAAGTATTCTTGCGGAAGGAAAGACTCTCCCCAATATGTGGTTTTATACCCATATCTATGATAGTCGCCTTGTGGCTTTCAGTAAGTATATGGCGGTATATGCTAGCATCCACAACGCTGAAGATAAAAAGCAAGCAGAAGCCGCTGGTTTCAAACTGTTCGCATGGTGCGACAGCGACCAGAAGATTGCCAAGAAACGTCCCAAGCGTAAGAATCTCGCGGATGCTTGGCGGGCTTCACTTCCTAAGTTAGTTATTATTGACGATACGAAGTATATTACCTGCCCCGAGATTCGTCGTGGTCGCGGAGTTGTCACTTGCACTCCGACGAAGGGTAGTGTATCATGTGATCTGTGCGTTCGCGGTCTAGCAAATGTTCTCTTTCCCTCCCATTGAGATTATATACTATGCCCAAACTTTTATTTGCAGATGCTGGTAGTCGCTCGTCGTTTTTTATTATTGACGAAAAGAGTGGCTTCAAGACTTTTAGTTCTTTTGATGACGCAGAGTATGCACACTATGCACAGTCTAAACTTTCAGAGCATAATCTAGCCCCTAAAGTATTGAGCGAAGTAAAGAAAATGATTGTGGGCGGTTATAAAGAATGGGGATTTGTTACAGAAAAAGCAGAAGTTATGGGATGTGGTGGTAATGAGTGTGGATGTGGTGAGTGTGAAGAAATATGGGAATCTAAACTTAGATATATAAATAATCTCTGTAATAAGATAGAGGAATTAGGTTTTCATTTCGCAGATAATCATATTGGTAACCTTGGATATGTAAAACGTAAGGGTCGCCGCAAGTTAGTTTGTATTGATACTGGTGCTGAAAGTATTAGTGCTGAATACGATCCATATGAAGAATGTGCATGTACCGGATGTAGGAGACTGTCATGAAATATTATATATCTTGCGGAAGTCTAAATATTATCTATAGTACTAGCAAAAATTCCAGAGACGCTTGTAAGACTGCTATATGGGAGTGTAATGAGAATGACGTATTAGATGAATATTTTTATGTTGACGAGCGTGGATATAGGGGATATACTACGGCAGATAAGGATACAACCGTTATACCTACAGATGAAATCATGCAAGAAGAAGGGTGGGAACTAAATGGAAATGACTGAGCGTGAGAAAGAAATAATGTTGTGGGCCTTGAGTTCATATCATACGTTTATCATATCACAAATAGTAAGCAGGGAAAAGTCTGGTAAGATAGAACATAATTTTAGAAAGATAGAGCAGGATATTGCACAATTACTCAAGAGGTTTGACGAATAATAAGAGCCGCAAATTCAAACGAGTCGCAAGTCCTTGACCCATAAGGGTTTAGGGCCGACGCGGCGGGCCGCCCTCGCCATAAGTCCTTACGCCACAACGAGTTATGTCAAAAGAAAAATTTTTTTCAAGATTGTGGTTGACAGGGCCGATAATAGTGGTATACTTAGTACATGATGGTTGATAACTCACAGTTGAAAAAGGAGATGATTATGCAGAAGTTCACGTTTCGCGTTGATGTTCTTAGTGATTCTGATGTTGATGTCGAGTCCATTCGTCGCACTCTTATCGAGAGTGTTCATGGGGTTGGTCAGTATTCTGCCGTTACTGCCACTGGCAGTGAGTCACTGACGGATCAGGGTCTGAAGGTGTTCGCCAAGCGTGTTCTTGGGATCAGCCTTGCCGCCCCTAAGACGAAGGCTCCAAAGGCCAAGGTTGAGGTTTCTGAGACTGTCGAGGCTTGACAGTCTAAAGTTTGTCTGCTAGAATGTCGATACTGATGAAGTAGTAGTAGTCAGTATCGGCACTAGCAAGTCTAGGAGTTAGATATGAAGATTGTTGGAATTGGTACTAAGTTGCAGTTGGGTACTGTGGTTAGTATCACACGCGAAGGCGTGGTGGTTGATCGTCAAGGGAAGAGGGTCACTGTGACTTTCTCGCAAGTTGAAACTGAAGTTTTTGGAGGTTGATTATTATGGGTTACATTACGTTGAGCAACGCTATCGCTGTCGGTAAGGTTCTTCGCTGCAAGTATCCGAAGCATGGTAGCATGAATGTTTTGAAGTGGCATGAGGGTGTGATCGAGAAGGCGAGTTTCGGGCCGCATGGTGCCTACGCTCTCGTTCGCTCCACTAACGGCCAGTATCGTACCCTGCGTTGCGATAAGATGCTTGACGCATCGGTGTCGTGATCCCTTGACGGGGCGAGTGGCCCGTGCTATAATGGTGCGGGTCACTCGTTCATGGGGCGTAAGGTAAGCCGGTAGCATCCGACACTCTTATAAGGTGTTCATAGGTACGTTCGACTCGTACACGCCCTACTGTGATATGTTATCATAGTGTCACGCGGAGGGTTATTGATACAACTAATCATTATGATTATAATTGCTAGTATGTTTGTGAAGCACGACTAATAAATAGGATACTTATATACAGATAGTATATTTCCCCCCGACAATAAGGTGCTAAAATGAATGATCTATTTTGTGTGATTGCTGGTGATCCCATATCTGGACTTGCAATATATGGACCGTTTACAACGGGAGATGATGCAACTGAATGGGCTACAGATAATATTGCTCACTATCTGAATTTTTGGGTTACAGAGCTAAAGAGTGATATTACTATGGAAACGTATCGCTAAAAACAAGTCTCCCTAAGTCCTTTGCCCGCAAGGGTTTAGGACCGGGGCGGCGGGCCGCGTTCGCCATAAGTCCTTATGCCACAAGCATTTACGTCTAAGAGAAATTTCTAATGCTCACCCCTTGACACTTACGATATACATGGTATGATCGTGGAAAAGGAGTCGTTATGGTTGCTGCAAATACTGCTGTTTTTGACATGGTTTTGGAAGCGGATTGTCGTCTATGTTATAAGACGTATCTTATCTTCCTTCGTCGTGAAGATTATACGTCATGGATGTCTGGTTCTGGATTCATTCAAGACCTTCTTCCATATCTTACTGCCGGTGAGCGTGAGTTGCTCATCAGTAGCACTTGCTCCGATTGCTTCGATAAACTTTTTCCGCCCGATGTTGACAACGACGCCTGACGCTGTATAATACGAGAAACCTTCTCACTACTAGGAGATAATGATGAGCGATTATAGCCGTTTGACAATTGCTTCCGATAAGGACACTGGTTCGTTTGTTCGTAATTTGCAGGGTGCTACTGGCACCGGCTTTGCAGAGGGTACGCATGTTCATAAGGATTGGTGGTCGAAAACCAAGTCTTACGAAGATGTCATGCAGGAAGCACAGACTGCCGTCGATAATCGTGAGGATATTCTGACTGAAATCAAGAATATTTCTTGCGTTGTTCACAATAACGAGTTCCGTTTCCGCGTTGCGGATGGTCGCACGTTTCGTCCTACTGACCATTGCATCGAGCAGTTCAGCGTTCGAACGGGCGTGACTTCCTCGTCGTTCCTTCGTGAGATGCGAAATATCGAGGGGTTTGATGATAACGATGCGTCTACGATGGTCGCCGTTGGCAATAATGCCATGCGTCGAATCGAAGCGGATAAGAAGTTCCGCATCCGTACCTATACCGATGGTACTGCTAGGGCATTCGTGACTGAGCAATATGCTCCAGTTGATAATCGTTGGTATCTTGACGTTGTTCGTGAGTTTATTCCCGATGGTCGATTCAGCCATTGGAAGGGCGATGAGGATACCATCTATGGTAACGTTCTTATTCCCGATACCATTATGGACTACGGGCAGGATGACGATACGGATTATGGTGGGATGATTAGTGTCGGAAATTGTGAGGTTGGCACTCGCCGTATCTCGCAGGTTCCTAGCCTGTTTCGTGCCATCTGCTTGAATGGTTGCATTTGGGGTCAGACTGCGGGCGAAAAGATTCGTCGTGTTCATCGTGGCAATATTGATCTCGCCAAACTGAAGTTGGAAATCGCTGAGAATATTCAGCAGCAGATTCCTCTTCTGTCGCCGGGTATCAAACAGTTCCTCGCTACTCGCTCGTTGCAGATTGGCAAGAGCAGCACGAAGGGTGTCATCGCCGCAGTGTCGTCGAATTATAAACTGTCGAAGCGTGAGGCTACGGAGTTTCTGGAACAGTATGTGACGCATGAGACGCATGAGTCCAACCTGTTCGGAATCATCGCGGGCGTCACCCGTGCAGGACAGAAGTTTGATAATAAGACTTGGGTCCGCATGGATGAGATTGGCGGATCGCTGATGGCTACTTCTGCGGATCGTTGGGCTACGCTTCTACGTCGTGCAGATACGTTCAATGATAAGGACTACGAGAAGATTTTCGCCCTGACGGCTTGATATATGTGGGAGGGAAGGGTTGGCGGGCATCATATATAAATTATCCCGCCAGCCCTCTCTACACACTACATAGGAGTATATATGCCAAAATATAAAGTTCGAATGAAGGGCGTGGAAGCAAAAGCGGCAGAGTTTGTGGTCGAGGCAAAAGACCCTGACGAACTTCATGATCTTATTGGTGAACTGGATCTAGACTTTATTGAGGAAAACGCTGGATTCTTTACTGAAGATTATGAACCCCCAATAATCGAAGATTATAAGAAGGTGAATAAGGATACGCCTATACATCGTAAGATTCAAGACGCGATGGATGAGATCAAAACTGCTTGGGAAGCGTAGCGAAACCGTGGTCGCCGTAAGTCCTTATTGGCAAAGGATTTACGTGCGGCCCGGCCCGCCGCCCCAACCATAAGTCCTTATATATCAACCACTTGCGTCAAGTGTTTCCTTGTGGTAAAATAGATAGAGTGGGAAAGATGAATAATTTACGTAATTTGTTAATTTAGGTAATATAGGTAGTATAGGTAATTTGGGTAAGCTGGGTAGTTTGTCTCATCTTATCTTGTAAGATCGCCACAATGCTGATAGTCAGTGAGATTTTAACCTTGGAGAATATTATGAAAAAGAAAATTGAACCGTGCGAAATTATTTTTAATCATGTAAAGAAGCCTAAGAATTTTTTGATGTGTAAGAGTACGAATGTTTTTGATGATAAGTGGCGCATTAATATATATAGTAAGCGTTATGTAGAAGGTATAGAAGGTAAGTACATTAGTGGAAGTTATTTTACTAGGATAGATAGTGAAAGTGGCGAACTCACAATTATATCTTAGTTTGTACTTCCTAAATAACCAAGATCGCCCAGATACTCATAGTCAGTGACATGTTCAAGTTTTGCTTGACATGTGTCGATAACTATGGTACAATCTAGCGCTGTCTCATCTAAACAACGAAGATCGCCCCAATGCTGGTAGTCAGCGAGAATGGAGATATTATGAAATTAAAGCGTGGACAAAAACTTTGTAAGAATTGTAATCAGATTAATGGCGCAAGGGCGCACGTATGTAAACATTGTAATAAAGAATTTGATATACGAGCTAAAGATGGTAAGGTAGTTAAGAAGAAGAAGATAAAGAAGTATGAACCTATAGATTGGAAGGCACTACAGAAGGGCGATAGGATTAAGGTTATAGGGCGCTCTGGTAATTACTATATAAATCAAGCCGGTGAGAAAACATATCTAAGTGATCCCGGTATATACAATGTTCAATCTATAGATGAACTTGGTATTACTGTTTACGCTAGTGATAGTGGTTTTGGGTATATATATATGGGTATAGAAGAGCCTCACACAGAAGTGCCAAACATGTATAGATCTCCACATAAGATAGTAAAGGTTAATGTGCCTGTTAGATCGTAGTATATATTTTAAGCCTTTTTCATTCCAATTATACTAAAAACTAATCACTTTATATACATAATGGGCTGATTTATAATGGAGAATCACAAATGATTAAAATAACAAAGAAAGAATTCTTTCAGTACATGTCTGCCCTATATGAAGATAAGTATAGGGACAATGATGCATATAAGATCCTGCTTGATATTATAAAGCGAGCAGACGATCCTAAGTTCCTAGATAACATAAAAGAACTAGCTAATATGACTGCCAGAGAAAGACTAAAGTATAGATATACTATGGCAGTAAGGGGTAATGAATTTACTCCCCTACAGATAGACCAATACATAAGCCTAATCAAATACGCCCTTAAACACATAGATGAACACTGATACATACAAGACATACAGGGATGGATACAGAAATGAAAATAAAATGGAATTATTATTTTAGTGTGAATATGGAGGACGTTATATGTTCAATTTCCTAAACTCAATCATA